GTTCCAGCATTAGCAAACAAACCAGATGTGTTAGCAACAATACCGTTATTAGCAACAACAGAAATAGTTCCGGTTTCTGTTATCGGACCACCACTCAACCCAATACCAGTGTTTACTTGAGTAACAGTTCCAGTTCCACCACCAGCAGTAGACCAGTACATTGTTGTACCGTTTGATGTAAGTACTTGGCCACTCGTTCCAAATGATCCATTTGCAACAATTTTTCCAGAGCTACCAAAAGTAGCATTGGAGGTGATCGATATATTTTGTAGGTTAGCACCAACTTCAAAAGACACTGTTCCATTAGACGAGAACATCTTACCATCGGTAAGATTCAGCGCCAGTTCGCCAGTGTCAATGAAATGAGTATTACCAGAGTTGGTAGTATTTGGAGTACGGCCGGAAACCGTCGTACGTTTGACTTGTAATTTATTAGCCATATGGCCCCTCAAAAACTCTATATAGAGCTATTAAAAGTTAGTGTCAGAATTTTCTGACTTTTTTCTTGGTGTTTGTTTTTCTAACTTATTATTTAGCAAGGCTACTTGCTCAGCAAGCTGTGATGCTTTCGCCTCTGCCATTTGTACTCGGACTTCTAATATGATATGCTTTGCAAGCAGATCTTCAATCCAGTTTTTTTGTTTAATAATGTATGCATTAACGAATTCAGGTTCCAATTAGAATGTTCCTCCGTCGAGAGTAGAATATATTAGGGCAGTACCGTTAGACTGCAAAACGAATCCGTCCGAGCCTATGCCTAATTTTCTAAATCCATTTGATGAATTAGCAACTAGGATGTCTTCTGCAGTATATGATGCAAGACCAGTACCACCACTTGTTCCAACCAAAGCAGTTGTCAGTGTCAGCGAATTAGCTGTCATATTGACAGCAACAGTTGAGTTAGCTGTTAGAGTTACTGCTGTTGAATTAGATACTAGCGCGCCTGATGATAGGAACGCTTCCAAAGAAGCTGTTGTATATCCAGTTCCGCTTGTATCAACAGTAGTTGTAGGAGCATCTTGCAAACCTTTGAACAACTTGAATGAATCTGTTGATGCATCTCTAAACAAACCAGCGTGTTCATGTGCACCGCCACCAACTTGGTAGTTACCAAAGAAACCAATATCAAGAGTATCGCTTACTGTGTTATTAGATGCTAACTGAATCAATGAGTCTGTAACAGCTAATGTTGCAACGTTAATTGTAACAAGAGAACCTGAAACTGTCAAGTTACCAGATATGGAAACATCTTTATCTACATATAAGAATTCTGAATGAGTGTTCTGTGCGTGAACTTCTAAGAATCTTAGAGTATTGTTACCAAGACTGTATGTTATGTTTGCAGATGGGAGAATATTAGATGCAAGACGTCCGTTGACAACCAATGTATCGCTAGAGTTACTACCAACAGTTGTATTACCGTTGATTGTAACATCATTAAATGTGACGTTATCTGTTGTGCCAACTGCTTGACCAATATGAACACCAGTTGCGTTTGAAACAACGCCAGTTCCAGCAACAACGTGTACACCAGTTGCATTAGAGGCAACACCGTTACCTGCAACAACAAATACACCAGATGAGTTTGATGCTAAACCATTGTTAGCTACGACAGCAACAGCAGTAGCATTTACAGATAAACCGTTACCTGCACCAACATGAACACCTGTTGAATTAACTGATAGACCATCACCATCTGTGACGAATACACCAGTAGAGTTGGAAGTGATACCATCACCAGCAACAACAAACACACCTGTAGAGTTAGATGCAATACCACTACCAGCAACAACTGCTAGGGTTGGTGTAGACCCTTCAGAAGCTACGTTACCTGATAGACCGTTACCAGCTGTGATTGTTGCAACATAATTACCAGTTGTTTTAGTGCCAAGAGCAATACCATCGTTCTTAACCTGAATCGCTCCACCTGATAACTCCAATGTAGAACCATCGACGTTAGCAAAAACACCAGTAGAGTTAGATACGATACCACCACCAGCTACAACTGCTAGGGTTGGTGTAGACCCTTCAGAAGCTACGTTACCTGATAAACCATTACCGGCTGTAATTGTAGCAACGTAGTTACCAGTTGTGTCTGTACCAAGAGCAACAGAATCAGCTGCAATAGAAACAACACCTGTGTCAGAAACCGTGATATCCCCAGATAAAGATACGTTTCTAAAGATTCCTGTTGAATTAGCAATCAATACTTGGCCAGATGATGCAGCAGCAACAGCAACATCTGTTAAATCATCAAGAGCAGAAGTTACAGAAGGAGAAGCAAAGAAAACTCCGCCAGTTGAATTTGATGTTAGTACTTGGCCAGTTGTACCAAACGCACCGTTGGCATATACCTTATCAAGCGTGGCATTTGCAACTTTGATTGCGTCTAAGTAACTGGTTGCGTTGGCAACAAGTGCTTGATTTGCTGTAAGAGTACCAGGTACTCGTTTACCACCAATAGCAACTACTGTAGAGTTACTACCAACATAAAGTACATCACCATTAGCGGTAAACGCTAACTCGCCATTGGCAAGGGAAGCTGGTGTGCTCGTATTGAGCGACCTTTTGATTTGAATTAGATTAGCCATTTGTTTTTTTCCTTTTATTGGACAATCATATTAAAAAGAACCACCATCAAGCGAGCCCGAAACGTTTTCAAGAGACAATTGTTGTACTACGTATTTATCATCTGAAGATCTGTAAACTAATGTTGAACCATCTGTAGGTGATATTTCCTCTACATCTGCTAATCCATCGAGTCTAGATGTAGATGATGTAACCAGTGTAACTGGTGCAGTCGATTGTATTTGGCCACCACCAGAGCTCACCGTAGCCCTAATGTTGGATGAAGTTGCAAGTCTGATAGTTGCAGAATTCAGAGACATGGTTACCTCGTTACTTCTGGTGTAACTGTAACAATTCCTTCTACTATTCTAGAAACAACATTGGCACCACTAGTTACCTCAACATCATATACATATCTACCAGCAGTTAAGTTTGCAGTTTGACCAGCAGTTAAACTCAAGGTAACCGTTCCAGTGTTACCTCCAAGAGCAATTGAAAAACTTTGAGAATTAGATGAGGTGTAATGCTTACGCATCTCTGCATCACCTGTATATCCAGTCAAATTAATAGCATCCCCATTATCATCTGTCAAATTAATGACAGTAGAAAATGTGGTTCCCTGGTCTATGATGATGTTTGCTTTGGTTGCCATTGTCTATTCGTGTTATTGTTTTTTGTATTTATCTTGCATTAAAACATCAATTTGTTCTTGTTGTTTTTTAACAGCTTCAATCAAAAATCCAATAATACTACTATATGATACTGTTTTATATCCATCAGCATCTGTATGAACAACATCCGGTAGAACCTTTTCAATCTCTTGTGCAATCACACCATAGTCTTTGAGACCATTATCAATTCTGTTGAAAGATACACCACGTAATTGAGATATTGTCGATGTTGGATCTTGAATTGTCTCTATGTTAGTTTTTAATCTCTCATCTGAAGAGCCAGTCATCACTGTTGATGATAGTGTTCCTGTAGACGGATTGAAAGATAGTTTAGTACTTGACACATATGCGGCTGCCAATGTACTTGATGTCTGGTTTGCAAACAACAAATATCTGCTGCCATTAGTAGTTGTGTCATCTGTAATATTAACGTTGACACCAGTTATCCAGTAAGGAGAACCAGATGATCCATTCGACGCAAGTATTTGGCCCGATGTACCTGTACCTCCATTTGCTGTCAAAGGATTGCTGATAACAACAGCAGATGCGTTAGCAACAAATGTACTAGACCCAATATTAATAGAGGTGCTGTTTATCAGTGAATTAACTGAGCTGTTACCTATTGATAATAATACGGTAGTCAGCTTGACATTGGAACCAACGTTCGCTGCAATGCTAAAGTTACCTGTTCCTGTAGATAATACAGATGAATTTACCTGTGTATTTACTGAGCTGTTACCAATTTGCAACGTTGATGTTGTCAGGTTAACGTTTGATCCAACATTGGCCCCAGTGCTGAAATTACCAGTATTGATTGTTATTACACTAGTATTAACAACAGTTGTTCCAATATTTAAACTTGAAGGAGATAGGTTAGCTGTTGAGGAAGCGTCAGATATACTAACCAAGATAGAGTTTGCATTTAAATTAGATGTGCTGTTACCTACAAATATAGAAGAAGTATTGATACTAACATTCGACCCAACATTAGCTATACTTGTAAAATTACCTACACCAACAAATACCCCTGTGCTGTTTACAACTGATGCCCCAATCACCATGTTTAGCGGTGTCAGATTTGCACTTGATGTAGAATTTGACAAACTTAGTAGTGCGTTTGTAAGAACCGAATTAGCTGTACTGTTACCAATCAATATTGAAGTATTTGTTAAACTAACATTTGCCCCAACGTTGGCACCAACGGAGAAGTTTCCTACACCAGTTAAAACAACTGAAGAATTAACAAAAGTATTTACGGAAGAATTACCGACTCTTATAGTTGAAGTAGCTGATGTAAGGTTTGCAACTCCATCAAGTGTAACAGCTGAGCTATTTGCAACAAAGTTGGAACCAACTGTATGACTGTCTGCATTAACTAACCCTGTATGATATGCACCAGTTGTATTAGCAATAAAACTGGTACCGACTGACAGTACTGCGGAATTGACAGATGTTGTTACGTTTGCTGCACCAACAACATAGAATGCAACCGTTGGTGCAGTGTTGTTTATACCCACCCTATTATTATTAGAGTCAACAAACAAAGTACCAGAGTCAATATTAACGTTGCCAGAAATCGTCTGTAATGTCCCACTGAGAGTAGCATTACCAGTTAGAGTAGACTCACCAGAAACCGTCATTGAACCACTGAAGTTACCGGTATTTCCATTAACTATCCAACGTCCTGATGTGGTTCCTAATTCAGACCCTGCGGTATTGCTTGATGGATATACTCCAGAATTATTAGCAACTACTATCCCTGTCACGGTTGAATTGCTTGAAGTAAATGAAGTAGCGTTTACAGTACCGGTATGAAATGCACCAGTTGTGTTTGCAATAAACGATGTGCCAACAGTTAGTGACGCAGAATTAACACTTGTGGTCACATTGGCAAAACCAGTGATTGTTGTATTACCACCACTAATTGTTTTTGTTACAGACAACGTATCTTGAAGAGAAGCAGAACCTGTAACGGTTAGAGTACTTGCCAAGTTAGCTGAATAGCCATTCAAATTCCATCTATTAACAGTATTACCAAGACTACGTTGATCTGCATCAGGAATAAAGTTACCAACGGTTGTACCGGAAAAAGCCAGGTTTCCACCAACGGAAAGGTCGCCACTTATCCCAAGACTACCTTGAACATTGCTGGTACCAAATGACTCGTACCCAAAGTCTATTTTTAATTTACTATTTGCTGTTGCCATCTAACTATTCCTTAGCTGATCATATTTGCTAAAACTTTTACTGACGAATTTATTGCTCTTTGTCTCATATTAAGATCAATATTTGTCGAATTAACAGTTAACAAGATGTTGTTAGCTAGCTCTGTTGAACTTGACGGCGCCACCAATGTTCCGTAAATTGTTTGATTAACATCACTACCATTGTGGACGAATAATATTTTGGTTATCTGGTATTCAGAACCTTTTGAAACATATATCAACAACTCACCAGATTGATATGATGCTTTGGGAAAACTAATAGCAGTACAGCTTGCGGTTGTATTAGTACCCATATCAGTATTGGCTAAAGTCAAGAAAGTTGCAAATGTATTAACAACAACGTTGCCAGTTACGTTCAAACTACTAGATACATTTGCTGTTCCAGTAATAGTAACACCACCACTGAAGTCACCTGTGTTTGCTGAAACAATGAAACGGCCGGTTGAATTTCCAAGAAGAGTTGTGTTTGAAGTAGCTACAATAGCTGTTGCGTTTATAGCAACACCTGATGTTGTAAAACTAGCCGAGTTAACTACACCTGTATGATACACGCCAGTTGTATTTGCGATGAATGCAGTACCAACTGTGATTAGTGCAGAGTTTACTGAGACAGATACATTTGCTGCCCCTGTCACAACAAAAGCAACTCCTGGTGCTGTGTTATTTACACCTACACGGTTGTTAGTTGCATCAACAAATAAAACCCCAGAATCAAAGTTTGCATTTCCTGAAATGCTTTGCAATGCTCCACTTAGAGTAGTGTTACCAGCTACAGTCAGTTGCAAATCAGTATCGATTGTTGTCGTTGAGAAAACTGTGTTTACAGTAGTATTACCAATCGATACATTGCTTGTAATATAAAGAACATTCGCTGTAGTTGTATTACCACCTCTAAGGCCAAAAGTGGTATTACCGTTAACTGTTACAGAGTTTGCAGTGAATATACCGTTTACTGTACCGTTACCAGTCGTAGATCCACCCTCACTGTTAGCAGCTGTAGTAACAATCGTAGTTGAGTAGGCAGCTAATATCTCATTGGTTTTATCAATCCAATTTTGAAACGAATCGGTTACTGTATTTACATTTGAGGTAGCCAGAGCCATTTGTTAGTTCTCTTTACTGTTTTGTTTAATTAAAATCATTAGCATTTCTTTGATATCAGTAACATCTTTTTTGAGAGATTCTACTTCACTCTCAACACTCATTACTTTTTTCTGAGAATCTCTTTGAGCAATGTATTGTTTATATGCATTAACATTGGTATTTATTAATGCATGATTTGTTTGATCTCTCAAGAAATCTTCCTTTTCAGTCTTTACTTGGTGGTTCATGATATTACATTAAATAGATACTGCAATTGCCCTTACATCTCTCATAACTGGTACATACTTTGATGAACTAGACAATAATACAACTTTGATTGCAAAAATCTTGTAACTTGAATGACGACCCAGTGTTGAGTCAAAGTATGTGACAGTGTTGCTTTCTCTATTGTACTTGAATGCGGCATTTTTCTGTGTGACTTTTTCTATAGAACCAGATCCAGTAAATGATGTGTTTGCTTTCAATGTTAGAGTTGTGTTATTAGCCACAGAATCTACGATAGCAATATCATAACCTGTCAACGAGCTAGTTTGTACAATTTTCACCACATCATTAGCAACCAACGAACTACTGAACGCTGTACCAATACCAGTAATTGTTGTATTGGTGCTTGAGGTAATAATACCATCAATTGCGGAATAAGGTGGGGTTTGCCTGAAGCTATATTCATATTCAATGTAATTTGCCTCATTAAATGAATCACTGTATAAATTACTTTCTGTAACTTGCTCGAGTAAAGTCCAATCCTTATCAGATAGTGAATCACCATCATCGCTTGAAATTATTTTTGTATATACGAGAATATCAGACTGAGGAGGTTTGTAAGCAGTGATGTATACTTTGATATCTTCTGCGTCTAAACCTTCAGCAAGAACAACATTCTTAGAAATATATCTTACAGAAGAATTTCCATATCCAGTTGTCTCGTTAGTAGAATCATTATTAATTAGATTTTCCTTTATAACAACACTTGCTGGTGATATATCGATAAATGGTGATACATATTGCTGAGTACCACTTCTTGTGAGATCAGCATACACAGTCAGTGATTTAGATCCACTTACTATTTCATTACTTCTAGATTTAATTTCCCCAACATAATCTAATGGATTTGTTACGCCATCTCTCAAAAAATTATTAGCAGCGTTAGCGGTTGCCCCATCAATTCTGCTTACTAATGACAAAGATGTAGATGAGGGAATAATATATCTAAGATATGATTCAACAAAGTTTATCGTCTTATCATTAACACTGGCAACAGTAGCTGAAGATTGAGAATTCTCTCCTATAATTTTCTTGCCAGATTGAAACAAGAACGAAGAATTAGCAGCTGTTGAGTTTTTAAGAATAATAGTATTATTATCATCCAAAACTTCAACAGTGGCTCTTACAACCTTTTGGATGGCTCCGTGGAAAGTTGTTCCTCCGTCTATAATGTAATCTAGTCTATCTTTCAAAGTAATATTACTTGAAGTTACTGAATTAACTCTTGATATTTGGAATCGTTCTGTGACTCCAGAATGAGCAACAGCAGATACCGTATTACTCAACGGTGCATCTAATATCATTATCGTGTTATTAGATATTGTATCGATAGAACGAACATTTCCATTAATTAGCAAATAGTCTCCCACAGCATACTCGCTTGTGAAAGAAGTACTTGCTCCATTTACCTGTGCTGATGTTGTATTTGCAGATACAGTTCCAGTTTTTGCTACTGCAGTATTTGCATATGTAATAAGAACATAGTCTCCAGTAGAAAGCGAAGTTACTTGGTTTACTGAAGTGTTAACTGTAGTGCTAGTTGTATTGCCAGTAAATGAGCCAGTCAAATATGTATTTGATTTTTGAGCAACTTCTTCATTAGTAAGGAAAGCACCCTCGACACCAGAAAGTGTCAAGAATTCATAGTTATCGTTATGAAGAACTATTTGTCCATTAGTTTTTGTAAATGATGCAATTTTCATTTCAAATTTTATATCTTCAGATTGGTAAGGAGTGTAGACTGTGTCGTTTGTTGATAAGAACATAACTCCAAGACCCCAATTTTTAGTTGCGTACAGGGCAGGAGTAGTAATATCAGGTATACCAGTCTCTGCTGTCCAGCAAGTAAAATCTGGACTTTGATTGCCTGGCACAATAACATAAGAGTAGTCTATTCCAGTCCTCAGATATATTGGAGTGCTAAAGGTAATCGTTGTTGCTAAACTAGCATCATCACTTACAAAAATATCCTCATTCTCAACTATCTGTTCAGCAATTATGATGTTACCTGGAAAGCCTACAACAGTATCTCTTATGGAGATGGTTATAGGTTGGTTAGCATCTTTATCTCTAAACCATAATTTCATTGATGTTAAAAACACACCATCAGATCCCGATACCGAGTTAACTTTGAACGTTTGAGCAAGAGGCACACACCCACCGCCACCTCCGGCACCTCCGGCACCGCCACCGCCGCCTTTGTTATGAACAACTAAATTATCAGCAATATATGTGTTGTTTCCATCAAGAGTAAAGTTATAAACTTGAAGAGAAGGATCGTCATTATGCTCAACTAAAGATTCAACTTTTAAACCTGACCCATCAAGTGTATCAATTACATCGCCGATAGATAATTTACCAATATTCAAGTCACGCAAAGCTACATATTTTGCTTTAGTAGCTTCTGGATTATAAGATTTCCATATACCATCTTGACAATATACTGGATGATCATTAGTAATGAAAGGGGTGCTATCATTAATTGAGATTAGAGTACGATCACCAAGTAAAGGTCTAATAAAACTTAGAACAGTATTAATATTTCTATCTTTACCAACCAACCTATCTCCAATCAAGACATCCTCAATATTTTTTGTATCAAGACATCCTCAATATTTTTTGTTGTTCCGTCTTCCATGGTGATTTGAGTACCAGCAACAAAACAACCGCCCAGTGCCTGCGGTGGTGGGGGTGGTGGAAGACGCGCTATAACTCTGGTTTCAGGATTTTGTGCAATAGATGTAGAAGTAGTAGTTACGGCAGTTATTCGGTTTGGTGTTTTTGTTGATAGGGTTAAAGTGGAACTATCTTTATAAAAGTTAAAAGCATTGAATGTAGCTATAGCGGAAGAAAGAGCAGCTTCTAAATCGACCCCGTCAAAGTCGGAAATCAGTAATTCTCTATCACCACAGAAGAATGTATTTTCAGGTAAGAAGAAAACCCCTATCAATGTTCCATTTGAATCTGTTCTTATCTGAGCACCTAAAGCTCCTGTAAATGTAAAGTTAGGAGATTTCAAATAACCTGTGCTATCCAAATCGCTAAGTTTTGGAACAGTTCCAACTCTACAATATTGCGTCACATCTTTTTTATCGAATAAAACATAGTGACGAGTGTTTGGTCTTAATCCAACAACAGCAAAGGTAATTGCCTGTCCTCTTATATAAGGCTTCATTCCAAAATCAGTCAAAAAATCACCAACAACTTGCGTGTTAGTTTTTACATCACTCACATCTATTGTCTGTACATTAGTAGTTGTGGTAGTTGTAACAGTTCTTGAATCTAAACCAGTACTGGCAGTTGTAGGAGCAGTTACAGTTTGCCAGGCAGTAGCTGTGCTAACTTCAACCTTGTTGGTTCCTTTTAGTGTGACGTTATCATTAATAGATTTAGCCAGGGCTTGCAAAGGTGTTGCTAAATCTATGGTTACCCCAACCTGTCCTTTTGTTTTATCATAATAGTCATCATACTTAGGAAATAAAAGTATATTTCCATGAAATTCATATCCCCCTTGAGCTAGGTTTCTAACTTTATTAGCTATAGGTTGACTCAAAAACACCTCTTCAGTATAGTTCAATAGGCCATATTCACCTGTAAACGTAACATTGGATGAAGCAGCAGTATTAACAACAAGACTAATTGCTGAAGTATCCAACTGTGGTCTTGCCGCTGATGCTCTAGTATCAATTAGAATATTATACTCTGGACTGTTTACATTTGAAATATCATATGAAGAAAATGAATCAGCAAAAAAACCATTCTTGAATCTATTGATTTGAGTATTAGATTCACTTGGAATCACTAGATCAGTTGTGCTCTTTTCCAAAGTATTCAATAGAGAATAGTATTCTAATTTGTTGATTCTATCCTCTATCTGCTTAATATCCTTCATTGTATATCCTCTGACCTGATCAGTTTTAATTAGAGTACTGTATTCAGGTCTTTTTGAGTCTTTGGCAGCTTTAGGAGACAATGATGGAAGTGGAGGAATGTATATAGATCCCAGAATCATGGTACCATCATTTGGTTTTGGTGGCACAGGATTTTTACCTGGCTTTCCTTCAATAATAGAAACTCTACTGTATGGATCCATCACTACAGTATCAATTCTATTTAAATAATAAGTTATATCGGCTTCAAAAGATTCGTTGGGGGTTGGAAAATATAAAGTACCAGTTAGCGTCTCTGTACTCAAAGGATCAACAGTAGCACCAGCCACTGTTGTTGCAGATGCATTTGCTGTATTAGCAACGATAGGTCTAAAATCAATACTATCTCTCAGATTGAAATATTTGCTAGTTTTAGGAGAGATATAGTAAGGAATATCTTGTGTTCTTATTTTATTTGAAGGCAATGGAGTTGTATCATCATCAACAGGATATGATTCTGTTGATAGATAGTAGCCTGTACCGTGCGTAAACAAATCAACTCTTACAAGTAAATTATTTGTTGCACTTAGAGAAAGCGTACTTCCAGGTTTCTTTCTAATGTATGAAAGCCCGTAAATGTTATCCGTTTGTCCATCTATGAGTTCAAAACTCGATGCGTAGTTGGTTGATGTGTTTACATAACTGTTACTAGAACCAACATAAACCCCAACAATTTTTAATGCATCAGGTACACCAATACACCACGGCCCTAGCGTGTTAGCAGCTAGTTTATCTGTAGACAACTTAACATATACATCTTTAACAACAGATTTAGATTTTGCGTCTGCACCATCTACCTTTGAGTTGAAATATACAGTAGCTGATGTTGTACTGTTTATTGTATTACCAATAAAAATACTAGCTGTGTTTCCAGTACTATCAATAGAAACATTAGCACTTCCTCTATCGAGCCTTACTGGTACATTTTTAGGAAATGCGTATGATATTGTGTTAGATGAAAGAGCTGGCCCAGTGCTTCCAGCTATTGTGAAGTATGATGCATTTGCTATGCTAGTAACTTTATAGTATAAATTATTTCCTGAAAATTTAATATGGTCACCAACATCAAGTTCAGTGATAAATGATGATCCTGACCCTGTTACTGCATTTCCAGACGTAGTAACTGTACCAGAAAGGCTAGTCGTTGAATGGGCGTTTGCAGTTGGTATGAGTATAAAATCCAGTTCTTGTGTATCATTCAATGTACTAGAAGGAGTGTATGGGAACTCTTCCAATCCTGTTAAAGGCACTGATACAACACCAGAGCTCAATATTGATCTGGTATCAACTTTTCTGTAAATAAACTTTTCGTTTGAAAAATAACTCACAGCGTTTGCACCAGAACTGAATATAAGAGTGTCGTAATTTGTTTCTTTCAAAACAGCTACACTATCCTCCAACACAATGTCAGCAACACCACCAGATACTTGAACAGACATAACACTAGAAAACGTTTTTCCAGGTATCATGACAATATTAAACAAATACAATTTATACTGACAGGTAGATGTTCCTGGTATACCAGATAAATGTACTAATGATTTAACTGTAGCTGTTCCTATAATGGAACCAGGTGATGTTGGATCTCCACCAAAGTTATCTGTAACATCTGTTGCGGCAGTATCCCTCAAATTAACAACAGCTCCTGTTGAAAAATTGAAATTGCCAAATAACTGATCAATAACAACATAGTTACCATAATTGGTGTTTATTGTTTGACTTACTATTGTTTCTGTTGTGTTTGCCTTTTTCACAGGTACACGAATAGCACCAACCAACTCCACTCTATATCCATCAACATATCCAACTCCAGAACTAACTGACAAATCTAAATGGGTACTGTTGCTACTATTCTCTTCCATATACATCGTAAATGGTTTTGTTACATAGTTTCCACTCTCTTCTCTGGTTCTCTTAGCCAGTTCTGAACCAACAGAGTTGAATTCTGTTTCTGTTTTTCTTTTTGTAATGTTTCCGTTTGAGAATTGTAAAATACTGAAGAAGTTTTCATCAATATCTGCGTTAGCTGTAGCAACAGCAACTAGATTGGAAGTAAGTTTTAATCTATATGCACCAGGAGCAGTGTAGTTACTATACCCTTGAGCGTTATCTAAAAGAGATGTGTCGACATCATTATTAACAACAGATTCAGTTGTAACAAAACCCAAAGACATTCCATCAGGTAGATTTGAATACTTGTCAACTATTACTGTTTGTTCCTCTACTCTCACAAAGTGACCTTTTTGATAGATCACACCATCATTTACATTTACAGCGTAACCTATTCCAACAGCATTTGTATATGAAGAATTAGCAACAACTACTTGACCAATGTAATTAAAAGCTTCAAGTGATCCAGCTGATCCTGTAGAAGTTGTTATTGATACGTTAGGATTAGTTAGATATCCTGATCCACCGCTAGAAATAACAACATCTCTTAAAGCACCTGATGATGTTGTAACGATGTTAGCAGCAGCTCCAGTACCACCTCCTCCGGTAAACACTACTGTATCACTATTACTGTAACTATTACCTGCAGCAACGATATTGATTGTTTGGATAGAATAGTCACTTGCATATACAGTATAGTTTACAATAGATGCAGTTAGATTTGAAGAATCTTTCAAGTAACCATTAGCATAAGAGGAAACTAAAACGGATTGACCATCTACTTGCAAGTCATTAATTTTAACATAGTAATAAAAATTGTCAAAGTGAAAGTTACAACCTTTTATGATTGTTCCTTGTTGGTATATGTTGTCACCAAAACGTGAAACTTGGTCTTGAAGAATTGTTTGAAGCTGAGTCAGCTCTCTTGCTTGAATAGGAACGGCCGGCCTAAAAAGAACTCTATGAAAGTTTTTCTGTTCATCATAGTCGTCATAAAAAGGTGAAACGTTGAAATTGGTTGTGAGTGCCATTTATTCCTCTATTAAAATTCTAAGACTAATTTAATTAGTTCTGTTTGTCCTGATGACTTAGTTATTGGTGTGAAGTTCTCAATATATATAACGTCTCCAGTACCCTTCACAAGATCAGAAGGAACAATACCTGAAACAAGAAACTGAGCATCAGATGTATCTCCAGTTATGTAGTATGGACTACCAACCTCACTCTGATTGATAGTTCCTTTTTTATTGACTAGTCTAACAACTGTATTATTAGAAGAGTAAAAGTATCCATTTGCATTTGTACCGGTCTGAGTAACTAATTCATCCTCAATGAAATTTTGTGCAGAATCAAGAGTCCCAACAACCTTGTATGTTTGGTCAAAGTAAGTGGTTGGTTGTGTAGAAGAGTCGCAAACAGCTTGGAATCCACTAGTACTACCTCTTAGCAATCCAACGGACGAATTTCCTGTAACAAAAAATCCATAAGCGTTTGTTAGTTTAACAACTGAGTCGTTTGCAGCAAAAACAACTCCATAAGCATTACTTGTCTTTA